TCGAGCGGGAAGTAGCAGTGGAGCAGATCAATGTTAAGGCCCGAGGTCGACAGGCCGGTAGTGGGGAAGAAGAGAAATCTCCTCCAGCTGGCACTGACGGCTCACATAAACGGTGACGACGAGTTTGTCGCCGGTCTCGACCCGGATCTCCGCAGAGAGATTCTGAAGGTCTATTCATCCTTCGACGAGGTTGCGAACCTTGTCAGGGCAGAAGACTTCCAGCACCTCCGCGACTCGATTCCTCGTATCGTTGACGAGCTGATGCTTGATGGCTGGAGCGAGACTGCGGCTGGGATTGTCACACAGGACTACAAGGACATCCCGGTCACACCACGCCAGTTTCTCACTGACCCATACTACGCGGGCCGCTTCGGTGAGGGTCTCTACCCAGTCAACTTCCGGGATGCGTGCTGGCTGCTCAACCCGAAGAACCGAGTCTTCGAGGTCGTCCTCACGGGCTCCACAAGGTGGGGCAAAGACCAGCCACTGACCTCAGAACTGATTACTTCTGGCGGCCTGAAGAAGATGGGAGACATCACTACCAACGATCTGGCAGCTGGCAGGGATGGCTACTTCTACCCTGTGACCGGTGTCTACCCACAGGGTGTTCGTGACGTCTACACTGTGACGTTCTCTGATGGACAGACGGTTCGGTGCGGCGCAGAACATCTCTGGTCTGTCTTCACGAAGTCTGACAAGCACTATAGGCGACCCCTGAGAACGAAGACTCTTCGGGAGATTTCATCAGACCTGCACTATAGGGACGGCTCTAATAAGTGGTTCGTTCCAGTGGCTAACCCGATACAGTGGCCGGAACGACAACTTCCGCTCCACCCATACCTGGTGGGTGTGTTGATCGGTGATGGCGGTCTCACACAGAACACGCCAATATTGACGACCTCTGATAGGGAACTTCTGCATTGGGTGGAGGCTCTCTTACCTCCTGGTGTTCAGGCAAACCACAAAGATCGGTACGATTACTCGCTCTCCTCTGGCACGCGTGGTGGCAAGTCTAATCCGTTGATGCAAGCCCTCAAGTCACTCGACATGTGCCACCCAGCGCACGAGAAGCGATTACCGAAGGACTACCTCTATGGCAGCGTACAGCAACGGGCGTATTTGTTGCAGGGTCTCATGGATACTGAAAACGGTTCTGTTGAGCACAGCAACAACAAGCTGGAGTATTCGACTGCGTCGCCACGTCTTGCTGCCGATGTGCGTTTCCTGGTCGAAAGTCTTGGCGGTGTTTGCAGATATCTTGTTGGTCCTACGGCCGGTCGAGATCGGTATAGGCTGAGGCTGGCACTCCCATCATGGCTCTGCCCATTCCAGCTCACTAGAAAGAAGAACCACTACAGGCCGAGGGCTCGATACGCTCCAAGTAGGGCCATTGTATCAGTTGAATACTCCGGTGCGGAAGAGACCCAGTGCATCTCAACGTCCGCGCCAGGTGGTCTCTATCTGACAGACCATTGTGTAGTCACACATAACACCACCCTGGCTACGATCATGGCCGGGTACCGGATCTATCTACTCTCGTTGCTGAGGGACCCACAGGGATTCTTTGGTCTGATGCGTGGATCGAGCATCCGGTACGGCATCTTCAATATCTTCAAGTACAAGACCGGCGACATGCACTCGCGTATCCAGGCGATCATCGACGAGTGCCCGTACTTCGTGGAGAAGTTCCCTCGGCTGAGTGGCGAGCGCAGCAAGGAGCTGATCCTTCCGGACCATGTGTCGATCGTTGAGGGCGCCACCGAGCTTCACGCACTGGGTGAAACATTCATCGGCGGTATTCTCGACGAGGTCAACTTCATGCGCTCGGCTAAGGGCCGAAGCAGGGCGCATGCAGAGGAATCGCTGGGTCAGGCGCAGAAGCTGTACGGCGCGATCCGAGGACGCCTCCGCAACCAGTTCGTAGCCAGCCCTGGCTCGGCCGCGCCATACTTCATGTGCCTGCTCTCGCAGCGACGCGCCCAGACTGACTTCCTCGAAGAGCACATTACGAAGCACGGCCACGAGGACGGTGTCGCGGTAATTTCTCGTGCCATATGGGACGTTCAGCCCGAGGGCACATACAAGAGCGGAAGGACGTTCCGGGTCTTCTGTGGCGACGACACTGCGGAGCCTCGTATTCTCGTGGAGGGCGAGGACGAGGCTGACCAGGTAGACGAGGCCAATGTGATCACGGCCCCGTTGGAGCACAAGCCCGACGCCGAAAACAACATCGAAGACTTCATCCGCAATATCGCTGGGCGTGCGACGGTTGCGGCGAGCGGGTTGTTCCACAGGCCGGAAGTCATATACAACAACTACGACGAGAACTTGGTTCACCCGTTCAAGACCCAGTTCATGGTGATCTCGACGAACTCGCCTGTCCGCATTCAGGACGCTGTGCGCGAGGACATCATGTTCGAGACACACCTCAACCACTATCGGCCGAGGCTGCACCCAGAGGCTGGGCGCGTCATGCATATCGACCTTGCGGTGACCGGCTGCTCAGTGGGAATCGCGTGCGTGCACATGTGGACACCGCCACAGGGAGGCATGCCGCTCACCTACCTGGACTTCGCATTCCGGATCGATCCGCCTCCGTACGGCCGGGGCGAAGTGGACTTCGACAAGATCATCGAATTCGTTGAGTACCTCCACCGGAACCATTACACGTTCCAGATGGTCTCCCTGGACAAGTACCAGTCAAGGCACTTCGTACAGAAGCTCCACAAGATGGGCATCGAGGCTGATTTTGTGAGTGTCGACGAATCGGATGATCCGTATATAAACTTGAAGGGTGTCTACGAGTCCGGGATAATCAGGACGTACCCGTACGAACCGCTCGAAACTGAGCTGAGGCACCTGTCGCACGACATAACGGCGAAGAAGGTCTTCAAGCCGCTCAGTGGGTCCAAGGACGTGAGCGACGCTCTGTGTGGGGCAGTCTACGGTCTGATCCCACCGAGGAAGAGGGCCAACAAGTTGGAGATGCAGCAACGGCTACCGGTCGGGGGACTACCGCAGGCACCGGCAATTTTGGTGGGAGGTTGATAGATGGCGCAGGCACCGCAGGTGGTCAACGAAGAGATGCGACCCAGGCAAGGCTTTGGGACCCGTATCTACAACTTCATCCGAGGCGTCCTCTATGGAGCGCCCAAACCCTACATGCGACGACGGGACACCTCGGGGAAGGCTGCCGCGCCGTCGCTCGCGTCTGGCGAAGAAGGCCAGAACATGTACTCGTTCTACGGCGAGCGCATGCGTCTGGGCAAGACGAGGATGGAGATCTACGACGAGGTCGATGTCATGGACTCGGACGATCTCCCGTCGGCCGTGCTCGACACGTATACCGAGGACGCAATCCAGATCGACCCGGCAACGAACCGCATGCTCTGGGTGGAGGACTGCAACGAAGAGATCCGCCAGATCTGCGAGGAGTGCATCGAGACCACTCAGCTCGAAGAGTACGCGCCACTGGTCGGCAGAGGCCTCGGCAAATATGGCGACTTCCCTGTCGAACTCTTCTGGGAGCCCGGTACCGGCATTAGCATGCTGCGCTACCACCACCCGAAGCGGTTCCGCAGGTTTGAGGACTACGACACCGGAACGCTGCTCGGCTTCTACCTCGGCGAGACTGCTGGTGGTTCCTCGGAGCCGAACAAGCAGCCGTGGGAGATCGTGCACTTCAGGATCTTTGGATCGCTCTCGGCCATGTACGGCACCACGTTGCTCGTGTCATCTCGCAGGCCGTACCGCAGGTTGCGCATGGCCGAAGACGCCGACGTCGTCTACATCCTTCAGCGCCATGCTGACCGCGACGTCTACTACGTCGACTGCACTGGCCTCACTGACGAGGAGACCTCGGACTACGTCGAGCGCTTCACGACGACGCTCAAGAAGACGAAGTACTACGACCCGAGCAGCGGCCAGCTCCGCGAGGACTGGAACCCGTGGACGGCGAACGAGGACCTCGTGATCCCTCAGGTGCAGGGACGCGAGACGAAGATCGAACGACTCAAGGGTTCGAGCAACGCGAATGAAGCTACGAACCTGCACTACTACCTGGCGCGGTATCACGCGTCGGTCCGCATCCCGCCCAGCTTCTTTGGCTACAACATCGAGGGCTCGACACCGTATGACCCCAGCCGGAGACTCACACAGCAGGACAGTCGATACGTCCGCATCCCACAGAAGCTGCAGCGGTACTTCCTGCTTGGTGTTCACCGTGTCCTCCAGCTGAACCTGGCGTTTAGGGGGATCGACCCCCGAGATCCGGACAACCAGTTCACCCTGGCTATGGCGCCGGTCTCGTTCCTCGAAGAGCTGCACCGTCAGCAGCTGATCGAGATCCGCATTGACATCATCGATCGCCTGCTCAACCTCGGACAACAAGTCAACTTCGACATGCAGATCTGGATCAAGTACGTGCTCAAGCAGTACGGACACCTGTCCGACAGGCTGATCGACGAGTTGATCCTGCCGGGTGCTCCACAGCAACAAGGTGGCGAGCCTGGTGCGCCGCCAGCGCCGCCTCCTGAGATGCCACCGCCGGGCGATGTCAGTGCCGCCGGTCCGGGGCTGCCTCCGCCGCCGCCTCCGGCCGAAGGACCCTCGGGAGCACCAGGAGCAGAGTTCGAGAAGCTCCGGCCCGAGCTACGGCCATTGCTCATGGAGTTGGTCACGCGGCTCGGCCGGGTCAACCAGATGATGGAGTCACGCAAGGTCAAGCCTTCCGATGCGAAGCACTTCTTCGTGAAGGACCTTCGTGAGGACTGGTTCGGGAGGGAAGGCGACGAGGAAGAGGGTTCGGCTATTCCGAGCAAGGACACCAGCGGAGAGCTGTACAAGACTGAGGACCACCTCGATCTGGCGATGACCATCGACGAGACGAAGGACGAGAATGAATCATAGGGAGTTGGTCGAGACCGTGGCCGCCCGTTGCGGCGCCCGGCCCGCCGATATTCATAGAGTCATGCGTGAGCTGGTCTCCGAGGTCCAGCGTCAGCTCGTGCTCGGAGAAGCGGTTTGTGTTACAGGCCTTGGACGCTTCCGGTGTCTCTCGACGCGATCGCAGCGCGGTGTGTCGAACCTACCCGGGCTCAAGGGCAAGTACGTCTTGCCCCGAGCGAAGAAGCGGATCAAGTTCGTGCAGTCGGTCAAGGCCACGCGAGAGATTTCGAGCAACGACATTGTGTCAGCGTTCGTGAGTGGTGCACACCTGGTCAGTGAGAAAGCGAGGAAGATTCCTATGGCCAAAAAGAAGGGGAAGCACATCACGGTTGATGTGCCTCGTGAGGTTGAGTCGGTCACGATCAATGTGGTCGACCAGCAGCCCAAGAAGAAGGGCGAGTCGTCGAGCAAGAGTCGCCTGCTCGGCTAGAAGGGTCGGTCATGCTGGAGTTGATCTGGGCGTCGTTCGTGAACGTGATCGCGCCGGTGCTGGGGACGCTGGCTGGCGTGGTGGGGCTCCTGCTGTTGACGAAGCTGCTGAAGAGCTTCGGCCTGTCGGTCGAGCAGAAGCAGCTCGAAGCACTGGCCACGGCAGCGAGACAGGCCGTGACGGCGACCGAGGCCTGGGCCGAGAAGCAGGCTGCTGACAGTGGTGCCAAGGTCGCGTCGAAGGAGAAGGCGGCCAAGGCCGTCGGCATCGTGAAGACGTTCCTCGCGAACCAGCAGTTGTACAACATCGCTGAGGACAAGATCGTTGCTGCGATCGAGGCGAAGCTCGGCGAGGATGCACAGCATCTCGACCTGATCGTTGAGACGATTCGCAACCGGAAGTCCGAGAAGACCGAATCGGGAAACTGATCTGGGCTCCGATCAAGGCAGTGCTCCGGGAGTACGGTGCTCTTCAGATCGTGCTCCCATCACTGCTTCAGTCGGAGCGTAGCCAGCTCGACAAGCTGTTGGCCAAGCACGCGGAGGTCGTCGACCGTCAGTTGGTGCCGGAGGTCCTCCGCTGGATCGACACCGAGAAGTACGACAAGGAGCGGGTCTGCAAACTGCTCTTCCGTTTCTACAAGGTCTTCAGGGCGTATCAATCGAAGAAGGCGGGGTGGTCCCTTGCGAGATGCCAAGAGGTGTGGAAGCGCATGCAGAACATCTTCTTGGGCAAGCGTACTAACGTTGCTCCTGGCCTTGGTAAGCTTCTCGTCCTGCTCGAACGATGTCGAGGCGACATACGAATTTCCTGATGTCTCGACGGGGTTCGTGGTCTCCAAGGAGCGTGTCAGTGTCCTGCTCGGCATTGAGCTGTGGGACGTGAAGCGCTTCGCTGGTGATCTGATCCTGGCCGAGGACCTGGCCGCCGTTGGCTTGTCGTGGCGTGTGACGAGTTTGTACGAGATCAAGGTCGGAATCTACGGTGGGTGGGATTTCGAGGCCCAGGACGCGTCCTACGGGCTCACCTTCTTAGTGATGGATTTCTAGCAACGGCTTGCTCCGCAGGGTCTAGCGGGGTATGATGACCAGCCGGTGACTACGGTGGGGAACCATGGTACAAGGTAACCAAAAAGGCAATTCGTTTGAGCGCGGGATGTGCCGCCAATTCTCGCTCTGGTACAGCGGCGGCAAACTCGACGATCTCTTCTGGCGCACCTCAGGCTCGGGATCACGAGCCACCAATCGACACATCAAGGGCAAGGATCTCACCAAGTTCCAGCACGGCGACATGACGCACGTGCGGCCGGAGGGCAGACCTCTGACCGAGCATATCTCATTCGAGTTCAAGTCGTATGCGGGCATTGATTTTCATGGGATCTTCCACACAGTGTCTCCTGAGAATTCGTTGCTCAGTTTCTGGGCGAAGTGCGTTCGTGACGCTGAGGAGAGCGGGCGTCTGCCTTTCCTTGTCACGAAGGTCCTCAATGGGCATCCAACCGCGTGGGTCCCGCGAGTCCTGTTGGAGATTTTCATGGCGTGGGGGTATCACGTCGACGCGAACCGTGGCGTTCAGTTCTGGATACCACCGTGTGAGGTGGTGACCAAGCGAACGTATCCTCGGAGGGCGAAGGGAGCAGCGAAGAAGAAGGCGGGTAAGGGAAAACCGAAGTTGGAGAAGTACACGTTCAAGACGGCGCAGTGTGTTGTCGGGATCTCGTTGGACGCAGTGTTCAAATCACTGGACACACCCGAGGACATCACGAGTCGCTTGGCGGCGGCCGATCCGGCGTCACTTCCCATACCCCGAAGAGAGGACCCTACGGATGGACGGGCGTGAATTCTACAGACGTGTACAGGAGCACGCGCACCTCACGTGGAGGGGTGTCAGGCAGGGAGTGAACTCAACTGATGACGTAGTACTGATCTCGCATGATGGACATGGGTCGTGGCAGCCAGGCCACTACACGGTGTCCATCTCTGCGATCGGCGAGCACAGCTGGGACGATCTGCAGGCTGTGTTGACTGGCAAGCGGCAACCGCGCATCATGTCGCACATGTCCCGCATAGTCGGGTACTACTCGCAGATGCACAACTGGAACGGCTCGAAGAAGGCCGAGCTGCGTGATCGGCAAAAAGGGAACTACGGTGTTCCCGAGATGACCAAAGGGGACGGCAGTGTCAAAGAGGTCGAGAGACAAGAGGCAGCGAAACAAACAGCCCCTGCTGGGGTCTGACATCAAGGCGATCGCCACGCATCTGCGGGAAGCTCTGCGTGGCGTGGTGGCGTTCCGGTCGAAGCTGGATACTGCCCAGACCGAGGACCATTTGAGACTGTTGCTCTTGGAGAACCAGTTCCCTGAGCACTGTCTCAAAGCACTCGATGCGCACAGGAACCTTATGTACGCGCTGGCGCTCAGTGCCAAGGCGAACGAGTCACCGGTCGAGAAGAAGATTGCACAGGAGCTTGTTTCTGAGAAGGCTCCTGTCGCGCCGAAGGTGGACCGGGGGTTGTCGAAGCTGGCGGCCCTCGGACGCCGTTCATAATCTTTGATTTTCCCCTTGACGGAATCAACTGTCCCCGTACACTCTACCTGGGAGACGTTATGAACATAATAGAATCAACGTTCCGCCAGGCGTGCCCGGACCTCACTGAGCTGCAGCTCACGATCGTCAGCAGCCATGCCTTCTGGGGGTACCATGTCGAGCTTCGTGAGTCGACGAGTCCTACGGACCTGATCACCTCGGGGTGGTACTCGTACATCTCCGGCGACGACTACATGGTGATCCTCCCAAGGTCCGATGCAATCGACCCACGGGGGCAGGCGGCCAAGCTCGAAGCAGCAGACGTGCCGAGCTACAGCGTAGTGTACGTGGTGCCCGTGAAGCGGGGAGCCTACACGGCTCGTGAGGCGCGGGCTCTTTGGGAGATGCGCCAGGACTTCTTGCTTCACGCTGATTTTCACTATAGCGACTGCGCCAAGGACGTGTTCGTCTTCTGGCACCGTAAGGAGCTGGCTCAGCGCCTGCTCGAAGTTGTCGAACGGCAATTGCAAAGCTGTGACACCAGGTAAAGGAGGGCCACGTCGAACACCGAAGGGAGTGTCGTATGCCTCGCTCTAAGCGCGACAAAATCGTGCGTGGTGGTCGGCGTCCAGGAGCTGGAAGGAGACCAAAGCCGCCGGAAGAACTGATGAAGTGTATATCGTTCGCACTGCCACCTGCGACCATCGTATCGATCGACAGTGAAGCTGGCGCACGGGGCGTCAACCGATCGAAGTACCTCCGTTTCGTGATCGCGGCGGGCATGAAGGCTGCCAGGCAGTGGAAACCCACAGGGTCTGTGGGGAGCCGAAAGGGGACGGAAAGTGCCGCCAGAAGGAATGAGGGAACAGGATCTACTCCTTGACCCTACGCAGTACGTGTACGTGCAGGACGCGACGACCGGCAGGATCAAGGTCTTCGTCGGACCGATGAAGGAGTCGCTCTCGAACACCGACAGTCCCGTGGTGTACGATGGCAACCAGTTCATTCATGTCCGGCAGGCTGAGGCCAAGAAGCCGCTGCCGGTCGCGAAGCAGGGCGACTACATCATCTTGTTCAACCCGGGCAAGGGTGGCAATCATCATCCGGGCGCGGGCAAGCGCGAAGACATGGCCGAACTCGACCCCGGCAAGCAGGTCGTCATACCGGGACCTGATTCGTTCGCTCTGTGGCCGGGTCAGACCGCCCGCGTCTTGCAGGGCCACCAGCTCAGGACCAATGAGTACCTGATCGCCGAGGTGGTCGACGAGTTGGAGGCCCAGGCGAACTGGGACAAGATGGTTGTGAAGACGGCCGAGGGCCAGAACCAGGACGAGGAATCCAAGGCAGCGAAGAAGCTGTTCGGTATCTCGGCCGACGAGCTGGCGACCGGTCGCCGTCTGATCATCAAGGGGACCGAGGTCTCATTCTTCATTCCGCCGACAGGGATCAGAGTCATCGAGGGCGAGAAGGGCGACTACGTTCGTGACGCGGTCACCCTGGAGACCCTTGAGTACTGCATCCTCGTGGACGAGAACGGCGAGAAGCGCTACGAGCGCGGACCGCAGGTTGTCTTCCCGCGTGCGACCGAGCACTTCGTCAAGCACAAGGACGAGCAGACCAGTGTCGAGACGCGCAAGTTCAGGGCGATCGAGCTGAACGACGGGTGCGGTCTCTACATCAAGGTCGTTGCGGACTACAAAGACGACCTCCCATTGCCGGATGTCGACGGCGAGATGCTCACCGAGTGGGCCGAGGGCAAGGAGCTGTTCATCACCGGCAAGGAGCAACGGATCTACTTCCCGCGCCCTGAGCACGCCAGCATCAAGTACGCAGAGGGTGACGGTCGTATCTTCGCGATCGCGATTCCGAAGGGCGACGGCCGCTACATACTCGACCGTGTCACTGGCGAAGTGAAGCTGGTGCTCGGGCCGAAGATGTACCTGCCTGACCCACGCAAGGAGGTTGTCGTTCGCCGCGTGCTCGACGCCGACACCTGTGGTCTGTGGTTCCCCGGAAACACACAGGCCCTGGGGGTCAATGCGCAGCTGGCGCAGCAGGTCTCGAACGTCGCAGAGGATCAGCAGAACCCCGTGTCGAACTACGTGACGGCGCCAGATAGCCCACAGCAGTTCCTGCGCGAGATGTTTGCTGCCAGTCCTACTGTCGGTGCACCTGTCAGATCACGTAGGAGGATCTCCGAGAAGGCCGCTGAGGAGTTGTTGGGTGACGTCATCACACGCAAGAGCGACTACACGCCTCCGCGATCCCTCGTGCTCGATACGAAGTACGACGGCGCGGTAACCATCAACGTGTGGACGGGCTACGCAGTGATGGTCGTCAGCAAGGTCGGCGAGCGTGAAGTCGTCGTTGGTCCGAAGACGAAGCTCCTTGAGTATGATCAGTACCTGGAGCGGATGGCGCTGTCCACCGGCAAGCCGAAGACCACCGACGTGCTGTACAAGACCGTCTACCTGCGCGTGATCAACAACAAGGTCGGCGACGTCATCAAGGCGGAGACGGCCGATTTCGTGCCGGTCGAGATCAAGGTCTCGTATCGAGCCGACTTCGAGGGTGACCCGGAGAAGTGGTTTGACTCCGAGAACTACGTCAAGCTCTTGTGCGACCATGCACGATCTCTCGTTCGCAGCGAGATCAAGAAGATGAAGCTCCACGAGTTCATCAGCCGGGCGCCGGACGTTGTGCGTAACACACTCCTGGGTGTGCAGAAGTGCAGGCTCACCGAGGAAGCCAAGGCCAAGGCTGTCCTGATGGAACCTGGCAAACAGGCCGAGGCGTCAGCGGATGACTTCGAGTACTACCGTGACGGTCTCTTCTTCCCGGAGAACGGGATGCGCGTCAACGACGTCGAGGTCCTCGCGACCGATGTTGTCGACAGCGATATCTCGGAGCTGGTCGAGATACAGCGGCGTGACATCGTCTCGAAGCAAGTCGAACTCGCTCGGGACGAGGAGCAGCTGCGCGTCCAGGTCGAGCGCGAGCGGATCAACCGGGCGTCCGATGGAGCAGCGCACGAGACTTGGCTTGCATCGTACGCGCTGCGTGAGCAGAAGCGCGAGATGGACCACGCGTTGACGGCCAAGCAGCTCGCGGACGAGGAGGCTCGTGCGAACCTTCTACGGGCGATCGAGTCGGTGAAGACCGAGATCGAACGCGACAAGCAGCGGGCGTACGTCGAGAACGCGAGGGAGAGCAACACGGAGAGCGAGCGTCATGTGCAGGCGCTCGATGACATCCAGACCACAACCGTCCTTGCCCGCGCCGAAGCATTCGTGAAGAAGATAGCGGCGGTCTCGCCGGACCTGATCGCTGCGTGGCAGGTGCACGGCGACAAGGTGTTGGCGGCCGAGATGGTCGAGGGCCTCGGCGCGGTCGCTGCGATCACCGGCGACAGCGTTGACGGAGTTTTCAAGAAGCTCTTGCATGGTTCGGTCGTTGGTGACATACTTCAGTCCGATGGTAGCGGAGCGGTCAAGGGGGGTATCGCAAAGCAGGCCGTCGAACGTGCCGGACTCCGTAAGGAGTAGTCGTGGGGGGAACCAAGGGGGTGTCGGGAAACCGACACCCCCTACTTCCAGGAGGACACAATGAACGAAGAAGCAGCTGATCTGAACACGGCGGAAGAACCAGTCGACGCAGAATGGGGCGAGGGCGACCCGCGCTGGTCACAGGACCCTGTGGCCCCCGATCCGGATGGCCCATGCGGCCCGCGACTCTTCGGCCGGGGCGAGTGCCCGTTCGTGCCCACGGGCAAGTACCTGATCCTCTGGGTGAAGCCGATCGAATTCTTCTCCAGGCAGGGTCTGATCGTGCCGACACAGACCGGAGGACCTGGGGGCTATCAGTGCCCGATCCTCACTGTGATCGACGCCGGGCCGGAGGCCACGCGGTACCGTAGGGGTGACACGGTCGTGGCCAACCCCCGTAATGCTGAGGTGACCTACGAGTGGAGCGATCCCGAAGGACTCGGCACCGAGCACTTCCTGTTCGTCAACGAGGACAACATCCTCGGCCTCATTGACCAGGAGGTCGTCGGGCAGTTCTCGATCCGGGCGCAGCGCGTTCAGCGAGCGCAGACGCAACGGCTCATGGATATGCAGCGTTCGGAAGTTGTCGGACTGTCTGTGCCCGACGAGAAGGTGATTCTCGGACCGAGTGGGGCACCGGCGAAGGACCCACAGCAGGACGACTGAGTGTTGGACCGACCGGCCGTCCTCCCTGCCCATGGCTTGGTCAGGTCCTTTCCCACGGACCCCGGTCGGTCCTTGACAACAACGAGGGGAGCGACGTAGGCTACTCGACAACATAGCTGACCTCCGGGCGCCTCGGAGGTATGTCTGCCACCATTCTCCGTTTCCCACCGCACCTGGGCCAATCGGCAGACACACCCTCGGGGCGCCCGGTCTCTTTAATGAGACACACTCGAAAAACCTCATAACAAAATCAGGATTCCTCTTGATCGCGACGCAGTATCTGGTATACTGCTAACACGAAAGAGAGGTTCCCATGGCCACGAACGAACTGACGGCGGAAGAGAAGGCTCTGGTTTACCTGGCGGCTTGTGACTGCCTCCGCTACGACGCGGCCCGTGACGAGAAGTCACAGATCAAGCGGTCGGCCCTGCGCGAGTTCTTCATCGACGTCTTCGACGAGGACAGCTGGGACGAGGCGATGCACGAGGCGATGAAGGTCGAGTCGATGGAACAGCAGGACGCCGCGAACGAGGCCGCCGAGCGGGCGCACCCGATCGGTTGATTTTCTTCACAAGTTTTTCAGATTGACTCTTGACTGGGGTGCAGTATCTGGTATACTGCTACCAGACAAGGGAGGACAAGCATGACGAAGCGAGTGAAGAACGAGACGCGACCGAACACGGCCGACCTGCTCGACCTCAACGAGTACGACCTGTTCATCGTCAGCTTCTCGGGCGGCAAGGACTCGCTCGCGATGGTGCTCGACCTCCTGGAGCGCGGTGTCGACAAGGCGAAGATCCAGCTCTGGCACCAGCGGATCGACGGTGAGACCGACGAGCGCCTGATGGACTGGAACGTGACCGAGGCGTACTGCGAGACCGTCGCGAGGCACCTCGGCATCCGCCTGCTGTACCAGTGGAAGGACCAGGGCTTCGAGGGCGAGATGCTCCGCGAGGACGCGATGACCAAGGGTGCGTACTTCGAGACACAGGACGGCGAGATCAAGTACGCCGCGCCGAGCGCCCGTGGCAAGAAGGCCACCCGCCGCAAGTTCCCCCAGGTGTCGGCCGACCTGTCGGTCCGCTGGTGCTCGTCCTACCTCAAGATCGACGTCTGCACGCGAGCGATCAACAACGACCCGGCGCTCAAGGGCAAGAAGCTCTGCGTCCTCACCGGTGAGCGGCGTGAAGAGTCGGCGAACCGGGCTCGCTACGCCGAGGTCGAGTCACACAAGTCGAACACGAAGAGCCGCACCGTCCACCAGTGGCGCTCGGTCATCGACTGGAGCGAGCAGCAGGTGTGGGACATCATCAAGCGCTGGTCGATCAACCCGCACCCGGCATACCACCTGGGCTTTGGCCGCGTCAGCTGCATGGCCTGCATCTTCGGCGACAAGAACCAGTGGGCGACGATCCGCGCCCTCGACCCGACGCGCTTCGAGAAGATCGCGTCGTACGAGACTGAGTTCGACTGCACGATCAAGCGCAAGACGTCGATCGTCGAAGAGGCCGATAAGGGCGCGGTGTACGAGCAGATCGAGAGCGAGACGCGGCAGGCGACGCTCGCGATGTCGACGCAGTACCCGGCGTTCATGGTGACGGTCAAGGACTGGGAACTTCCGGCGGGCGCCTTCCGCTCGTGCGGCGGACCGAA